GCGTGTTCCCGAGCGTATCGTGCGCCGGACTCGTCGTCGCGAGGTTCGCCGCGTTGAGCGCGGTGAAGGCGCGGATGACGCCGTAGTAGTTCGCGTAAAAGTAGCCGTCGGCACTCCAATCGCCGGGCGTCCGCGCGCCCTCGGCAATGATCCACCCGCCCTCGTTCGCCTCGACCGTCGGTCCGACGAGCGACGCGTTCACGTGGATGCGGATCACCCGGAGCTCACACCCGGCCCCGCTTACGTTGATGCCCTTGTTGACGCTATCGGCATCGACCTCGGTGATGATCGCCGTCGCGTTCGTCGCCAGGTTGAGTGCCGCATAGTAGAAGACCGCGCCGACGACATTCGCGATGTTGCTCGCGTTCAGCAGCTCGCCCCGCGCACAGGCGTTGTTGGCCAGGTTCAGGCCACTCACGCCGCAGTTGAGCACGGTGAGCGTGTTGAACCCGAGAAAGCCGCCGTCGATGACGAGCACGCCCGCGTCGCCCCAATTTTGCATCACCAAGTTGAGCGAGGTAAGCACCGCGCCACCGTCGATGATCAAGCCGTTGGTACCCGCCGCATTCGCGCCGATAAGGGTGAGGTTCGTGAAGCCAAAGAGCGGCTTGTGAATCACGACCCCGTTGCCCGACGCGAAAGATAGCACCGTGGACGCCGTGCTCGTTCCACTGACCGTAATCCGGTCGCCGTTCGGGTGGTCGAGTACCACGGTCGCCGACGGGTACGTGCCATCGGCAATGCTGATCGTGACGAACCCCGAGTTGGTGATCGAGTAGTACCCGAGCCAGTTCCAGGCGTTTACGAGGGTATCGAACGGATCGCCCGCCGTCGGATTCGCGGGAATCGGGGCGCCGCCGGGCGCCACGGACAACGTGATCGACGAGTTGATCACGTGGAAATCGGGACGCACCGTCGGAAAGGGATAGGTGCCGCGCAAGTCGCCCGGCGGTCCCGCCGGCCCCGACGGCGGTAAGGTCGTCGGGACCGTCGGCGCGAGTGCGAGACACATTGCCTGAATGCAGCGCCAGAGCATCGTCGGGTCGCCCTTGAGTGGGGCGACGCCCGCGTGCGCGAGCAGCGCGTGGAGATTCAGAATCAGCTCGTTGAAGTGTTCGGCGATCGGGCGGGTACCGTCGAAGTTCGCCTCGGGGTCACAGTCGGCGAAGAACCCGTTAGGGCGCGGCCCGACGGGACCGATCGGTGGGCACGTCAATGCCGCGTCGGAGGTGTCAGGAACCGTAAACATGCGTCGCCCCCCTTCCCATCATGCCGCCGACCCCTCGGGGGCGGGTGCCCCGGTCACGCGCGCCTCGAGTGCCGCGACCCGCGCCGCCAGCTCCTTGACCGCATTGATGAGCGCCAAGGTGAAGTTCGACGTGTCGAGTGTCAGGATGTCGGTGTCCTCGTCGTCGCGCTCGTCGAGCTTGCCGCGCCGCACGCTGACACACTCAGGGAGCGCCTGCTGGACCGCGCTGGCGTCGTAGCCGTAGCACTGCCGGCCGTCGTCGGTCGTGCCGCCCTTGCCGTTGTAGAAGAACGCGATCGGGTGGAGCGCGAGGATCGCGGCAAGGCCGGTCGAGTAGGGTGTCACGTCGCGTTTCAGGCGCGGGTCGGATGGATTCGCCCAGGTCGTGCCGCTCGCCTTCGTCGCCGTCGGGCCGGTGATCGTCAGGTTGCCGGCGCTCCCGACCGTAAAGAGGGTTGCCTGGACGTCGGCCGTGTCGGCGTGCTCGAACGCGATCGAGTCGGCCCCGGAGCGCAGGACGACCCGCCACCCGGGCTTCGTCGCGTCGTCGCGGACCCACGCGGTGCCGTTGTGTTTAGAGTTGTAGGTGATGCCACCGAAGTCGAAGTTCGGCGCCATCACCCGGAGCCTGGACGTGAAGGTGCCGAGGAGGAGCGCCGAGACGTCGGGGGCGACGATGGAGCCAGGCAGGGTGAGGAGCCCCGTGTTATCGAGCGTCCATAGCGCCGCCGCACTCCCGCCGGCCGGTTGCCGCAAGATGCCGGCGTTGTCCGCCAGACTGTTGACCGTGAATTGCCACGAGGGCTTCGTCGCGTCGTCCTGCGCATTGGTGACGGCATCGCGATTGGTCGCGAGCGCCAGCCATGGGGCCGCAGTCAGGTTGCTACTCTGGACGTGTGCCTTGCCGGTATTCGAGCCGAGGAGCACGGTCGCGACGCCCGCGCCCGCCGCGCCGCCGGGCACGGCGACGGTCTTCGTCGCGTCGGTCGGGGTCAGCGTCGCGCCCGCCGCCGTCCAGAGCAGCGCTTGCGGCGGGAGCTGCGCGATCGGCAGCGTGCCCGTCGTGATCTTGGCGGCGTCGATCCCGCTCGCGAGCTTCGCGTTGCTGACGGCGCCGGGCGCAATCGTCGGCGCCGGATAGCTCGAGCCCGCCAAGTCGCCGCCCGCCGGCCCCGACGGCGGTAAGGTCGTCGGCGGCGTCGTCCACGCGGTCGCGTAATCCGTCGCGCTCGTCTTCGCGAGCACCTGGCCGGTCGTGCCCCCCGCCGCTACCCCGGGGCCGGCCGGGCCGGTGGCGCCCGTCGCTCCGGTGTCACCCTTCGGTCCCTGCGGTCCTGCGGGACCGGGTGGACCCGCCGCCGCCTGCTGGGCGACGCTCACCTGCACGGCGGCTTTCTTCGGCGGCGTCCCGGTTGCGGACGTGAGCGTCCCGACGATGGTCGAATAGCCGGTCGGTCCCGGCACCGTGTTCGTCACACTGCCGATGGTGACGGCGTACGAGTTCCCGCCGTCATCGCGCATGTAGAGCGTGTCGCCGCTGATCGCTGGAACCCCCGACCAATCAAGCCCGTCGCGGTCGGTATGATGCAGATAGACCGTCACGGGGTCGTTCACGGCGACGCTAGTGGGACTTGTCCGAATCTGTCCGCTGCTCGGCGGCGGCGACGTCGAGGTGTTGTAGTCCCACCAGCCACTGAGCACCGCACCACCCGGTGGCCCCGGATCGCCTTTCGGTCCTGGGGGTCCGGTCGGCCCCGGCGTGCCGCCGTGGGCGTCGACGTACTGCTTGGTCGCCGCCTGCAACGGCGCTGTCGGATCGGTGCCGAGGGTCACGCCGTCCCCGTCGAACGTCGCGACGATGGTGCCGGCAATCTCGACCTCGAGCGTACCCGGTACCTCGAGCGTCAAGTCGTCGCCCTCGGATTCGATGCACGGGCACGCGCCCGTCGTCGGGTCGCCGAAATGCACCGCGCTATCCGCCGCGAGTGACAACGACCGATCGGGCGGTACGGGCGACATGAGCGCCGTGCCCTTGTTGTCGGACCACAACGCGCTGATGCCGGTGCCAGCCGCCCACACCGCGCCGTCCCACGTGTACGCCACCCCGTTCGGGCCGGTGTACTCTTGCCCGACGGTCAAGGGTGGTGGTGGAAACACGAGCGTTGCCATGACCGCGACTCCTACGGTGCTTGTGACGAGAGCGATTGCCGGCGCCAGGGCGGCGCGGGTGGCGGCGGCGACGGCACCCACACCTCGGCGAGCGCCTGTGACACCACGACGGCGGTCACCGGAATGTGCCGGACCCAAATTTCCGCCGCGCTTTGCGTGACGCGAGCGTCCGGTACCCCGCTCATCCACGTTTCCGCCGCCACCTGCGTGACGCGAGCGTCCGTCGCCACGAGGTCGTCAAACAGAATATCCACGTAGAACGTGTGATTACTGTTTGCCGTCGCCGGATAGCCCGCCGAGGAGAGGGCATAGCGGCTATTGGCATCGACCGTGAGCGGCCCCACCGTGAGGCCCGTAAACCCGCCGATGCCACTATCCGCCCACGCCACCGACCGCGACACCGCGACGCGGTACCGGCTGCCGGCGGTGATCGCGACGGCCGGCGTCAGCACGGCAGTCTGCCACCCCGAGGCGGTTTCTCCCGAGAATGTGACCGAACCAATTACCGCTTGATCCGACTCCCGATAAACGGTGCCGACGTGCACCCCCGTGTCGCTCGGAACTTTCCAAAACTGAATGGCGGTGACGTTCCCCGAGACGGTCGACGTGAACGCCATGCCGCAGTTCGACGGCACGGCGGAGCCGACGGCGGGGGTCGGGGTGAAGCTATCCGCCCAAAAAGTGTAAATCGCCATCGTTAGGCGGTGACCTTCTGCCCGACCTGGAGGGCATTGACGGCGGCGGGCGTCCACGCGACCCCGGTCGCGGGATCGACGACGTCGACCCGCGAGAGATAGCTATACGTCGACCCGAGGACTGTATCGACGCCGCCGACCTCGGTACCGCCCGACAACACCCGGAGTTGCCCGCTCCGGGCGCCCGCGTCGGATTTCTTGATGCACACTTTCGACACGACGCCGATAATGGCGGCGGGCGTTACGGGTAAGTCGGCGAGGGTGTACAAATCTTCATGGCCGACGGTGCTGTCGAACACGTAGTCGGTGTCAGCGTTGCCGAATAGCTCATCGACCGCACTCGCGTTGGTCGGGGAAGCACCGGGAAACACGCCGAACTGTTTTTGCCCCGTATCGCCCGACGGCATGAGCACGAGCGCCCGGATATCACCCGTCCAATCGTTCGGGACGGCGCCACTCCCGGAACACACGAACAAGTCGTCGATGTACCACTCGTTGCCGGCAGTAAACGTCGTGCCGCTTTGGACGAGTACACTGTTTGCATAGTTGTTGGCGGTGCCGCCTCGGGTGTTGAGGCCCGTCGCGGCGAAACTATCCGACGGACTGCCATTCTTCCGAATGGTAAGGGCGCCCGTCGTGGCGTTGATCACGACTTTGAGTTGAAAATGCGTCCACTGCGCTTGGGGAATCGCGGCGGGGTACGTCGCGAGCACCGTGCCCGTTTGGGTGCCCGATTTGAGCGTGATGTTGCCGCCCGACTCGAAGCAGACGGTACACTGTGCCGTGCCCGCGTCGCGAAACACGAGGGTCAACGCCGGGTTCGTGCCGCCGAGGGCGGCGGGCCAGTAGTAGGCAACCGCAATGACGAAGGTGGTTTCATTGGTGGTGTTCTTCAAGAGGCTCGGAAGGTTGCTGGTCGTGACCTTCCACGACTGACCTACGCCGAACCGGGTCAGGCTATCGAGCGTCACGCCGGTAATGACCACGTTGTCCCATACACTCCGTGCGAGGTCGCCGACCGTGCCGTAGTAGTCGAACCCATCGGCGACGAGCCACGCCATTAGAGTGCCCCCCGGAGCGTCCACGTAAAGTCGGCGAGCGTCGCGTCGGCGGTCGCGGGCGCGACGAGCTCGACCCGGTCGCCCGCCGCGACCGACACCGTCGACGCCCACACGAATCCGGCGACGGTGGCGCCCGCCGCCCACCGGATTGTGCCCCTCGACGTGCCGTTCACTTGCACGTCGACGTCGGTTTGCGCCGTCGCCGCCGTTTTCGCGACGGCTTGGCTTCCGGTGAGATTCACCGGCAACGTGAACGCGAGCGCCGCGACGTAGAGGGCGAGCGACGCCGACGCCGGGGGCGTGCCGGCAACCGCCCCGGCGACGAGATAATATTGCCCGCCGATCAACTTGCCGACACTGGCGACCGCCGGCACCCATTGTGCCGTGGTGCCATCGTTGTAGAAAATGTAGAGGTTGCCGTCGGTGGTACGCCACCACAACGTGCCGGGAACCGGCGACACGGGCGCCGTCGCGCCGATCGCGACCGGGAACGTGCTTGCCGGGTTGTTCCAGGCGTCGACGAGCATCTGAATCTCGGCGTCGACCTCGGTCGACAGGATCGGCGCCTCGTGGTGCAGGTTCTCGTATTCCTCGGTGTACGTCCGCACCCCGGTGACCTTGAGTGGGCGGATAAGCGTAGGCGATCCCATGGCTCAGGCACTCCAAAAGTCGATGTTCCACAACCCGATATTCCAGAGCGCGGGGCGCTTGCAGATGAACGACACGGTCGACCCGGCGGGCGCGGCGCGTCGGATCACACATTTGAGCACGGTACAGTCGACCGACGTCGCAATGACCTGCCACCACTGGGGCGGCACGCCGACGCGGGCGTCGCAGAACGTCGTGCACCCCATGCGCCACGGCCAGTGTTCGACGATCGTAATGTGAAACCCGTAGAGTGCCGCCAAGTAGATGAAATAGTCACGGGACTGCCCACCCTGCGCGGCGAGCTTCGCGCAGACGAACGCCTGGCGCTGCGCGATCGTCCATGTCCCCTGCGTACACTCGTCGGGGAGCCCGAGCTCCCGCTCCCAGTCCGGCAGCAGCTCGACGCTCCCGCACGGGTACGCCTCGGCCTCGAGGTCGCAGTCCCGCGTCTGGATCGCGACCATCGCGTCCGCGATCGCCGTCCAGAACGCCTCCTGCGTGGTGCCCGGCTCCCGCGGCCACACGATGCCGCGGGGCAGGAGGTCGAGCAGCGTGCGGACCCACTCGTCGGTCGTGAGGAGACAGAGGGCCGCGGCCGCGGTCGGCGTCGGCGTCGCGGGTGGCGCGTCACGCCACATAGGTCACCGTCCCGAGCACCGCGAGGTCGCTCGCCCCGAGCGCGACGTCGGCGGCCGGCACGAGGATCGTGTGGTGCTGCTCGCCGGCCGCCAGCGACACGGCCTCCCAGAGCCAGGAGACGTACACGGTGCCGCCCGGCCGGCCGTGGCGGTAGAGCGTGTCGGTCAGCTCCGTCAGGACCGCCGCCCGCACGTCCGGCGTGTCCGGTGTGAGCGCCTTCACCGTCACGTCGATCGGCTGGGCGATCGGCGCGAGCACGAAGACCTGGGTCGCGACCGGGCGGACCTCGTCGAGATGCGCTTGCACGACGGCGACGTCGGCGGGCGTCGGGATGCCGTTCGGATGCGCGGCGTCGTCCATCGTGAAGTAGCAGACCACGGTGCCAGCGCCCTGCCCGAGCGGCACGACCCACGCCCGCGTGACGCCGGGGACCTCGAGCATCCACTGGACGTAGTCCGACGCCGAACCGCCGTGCGGGGGGGCCTGGATGCGCGCGAGCAGCCGCAGGCGGAGCTCGTCGTCGGTCTCCTCGTCGGCGCCGCCGCCGATGCCCGGCGCCGCCACGGTGCCCTGTGGCGTGACGCCGGCAATCGCACCGACCGTGCTGACGACGGTGCCGGTCACGGCATCGCCGAGCACGCCGAGCGTCTCAGCCTCGACGGCCACGGTGGCCGTGCCGCCCGTGCCGAGCGTGGCGCCCGTGGTGGCGTAGTACCGCACGCGGTCGGTCCGCTGGAACTCGGCCCCGCTCGGCACCGTGGCGCCGGGCGTGCCCGTCACCGCGAGCGCGCCGATCGCCGCGACGGCCGGCTTCCGCGTGAGCCCCCAGATCGACGCCCACCGCTCGAGGTACGCCGTCTCGGCCGTGTCCACGAACAGCTGCTGCGAGAGCCAGACCTGGTAGCCGTAGTGGAGGTACGAGATGCCGGCGAACACGTCGGCGATGACGCGGAGGTTCGAGTTCTTGAGCAGCGCGTCGGCGCCGGGCAAGCGGGCGTTAAAGTCCCGGCGGTTCTGATCCCGGAGCTCGTCGAGCGTCGGCCGCGCGAACGGCATCAGCCGGGCCCCTCCACGAGCGGCCAGACGGCGTCCGTGGCGACCCCGTCGGCGGCGAGCTCCGTCCAGGCCCAGGCGTACCGCTCGTCGTACACGGTGCCGTCCTCGCGCGTGATCTGGACGCGGAGCAGCAGCGTCGTCGGCGGCACCGGGCCGACCTCGAGGTAGCTCGCCGCGACGTCGACGCGGGCGGCGACGCGGCCCCACTCCGCGTCCTCCTCGAGCATCCAGGCGAGCGCCGCCGCGGCGTACTCCTCGGCGCGCCGGAGCGTCTCCTCGGTCGACTTCTCCCGCTCGAGGAGCCAGAGGCGCGAGCCGAGCTCGTTCCCCTCCGGCGCGTTCCAGTTCCCCCACCAGCCGCGGCGGTCGTCCGTGCCGTCGGGGATCACGTCGTCCGGCCGCGCGCTGGCATCGGTCCAGAGCGACAGCAGGACGGCGCTCTCCAGGTTGTGGTCGGTGGCGAGGCCGGGCGGGTCGAGCAGCCAATCGCCCCGAAATGGGGCGGTCGCGGGCGACCACGCGGTGCGGACGTCGGCCGGCATCTAGGACCCGCTCCCGTTGCCGACCCGCGTCGTCGACGACCCGCCAATCCGCGTGTGGGGCGTGCAGGAATCGGGATCATCCGCGCGGATCACGGCCATATGGTCGATCCGCACCCGAGGCGCGCCGACGGTCGTCGCCCACACGTGGTAGCAATGCGTATCGACCTCGGGGCACGGCGGGTGTGCGGTGCCTTGCGACCCGACGACCGCGACGAGCTCGCCGTCGACCCGCACGAACGACTGCGGAATCAGGTCGATGATCCCGCCGCCGTCGTTCGCGTCGCCCATCCGTTGCACCGCCGGCATGGCTCAACTCGGGTTCACGTCGATCGACGGCGACTTGACCGTGATCGAGTCCGACGCCGAGATCTCGAGCGTGTCGCCCGTCATCTGGACGTGCGAGGCGTCGAAGACGAGGGTGTCGCACGTGACGGTGATCTGCTGGTGGCGCCCCAGCACGATCTTCGCGCCCTCGTCGGTGTAGAGGGCGACGTCGCCGTTCTCGAGGCCCGTCAGGCGGTAGCGCCGGTCGTCGACGGCGAGGACGATGCCGTGATCCCGGCCGCCACCGAGGAAGACCACAAGCGCCTCGGCGCCTGCGAGCGGGACGGACGTAAAGCCGTACTGCTGGAACCGCTCGACGTTGTCCTTCGTCTCGTCGGCGAGCAGCTCGACCTGGACCTGCTGGAGCTTTTTCTGATCGTCGACGAGCGCCATGCGGCCGCGCGTGGTGCCCATCGCGATCCGCCGCGACAGTTCGGTCTCGCGGCTCATAGGAAGATCCCCCCCGCGCTCGAGATGACGCTCGCGATCGAGCCGCCGCTCCAGAGGTCCGCGCCGCCACCGGGCGCCGTGCCGCTGGCGGACTGCGCCCCCGGCACCGGCTCGCCGTCCGCCGCGTAGGCGTCCGGCAGCGTCAGCTCGAGCCGCGTCGTCGAGCCGCTCGCGTCCTTCCGGAACTCGACCGCGCAGACGAGGAGCACGCGGTTGATCCCGAGGTATGGCGCGACGACCGGCACCAGGAGGTTGACGTCCCAGAGGGGCCCCGCGGGCAGTTGGCGCCAGCCGTCGACGATGACCGACGCGCGGGTGGCGTAGCCGGCGCGCCGCCGCGCCTCCCACGCCGCGCGCTGCTGGCACTGCGCGTCGTCGGCCTGCGTCTCGGCCGTCAGGAGCCACGGCTTGTAGCGGCCGACGAACGTGTCGACGACGGCCCCGATGCACGCACGCACGGTGTCGCCGGCCGCGCTCTGGCCGCCGCCACCAGCACCGCCAGCCGCAGCCGACCCATCGACGCGATCGTCCGTATTCGCTCGCTGTCCCTTGACGACGTACTGCGAGAATCGCTGCGAGGCATCGAGGTCCGCGCTGGCGGCGAGGATGTTGTCGCCCTGGATGAGGGCGGTGACGGCGACCCCGCTGCCGACGCCGGTGAGGGCGAGGTTGCCGGCGGCGTCGTCCGTAATGAGCAGTCCCTGCACCCGCGCGAGCCGCTCGAGGAGCGCATAGCACGTCTCTCCCTGCTGGACCTGGACGTCGTGGAGCGCCGGCATCGGCCCGACGAAGTCCGGCGCGGGCCGCGGGCCCTCGACCGGCGTGGTCGCCGCCAGCGGCGGCATCGGCCCGATGAAGCCGGGATAGGGCCGCGGGCCCTCGACGGCCAGGCCGGCCTTCGTGGTGATCGTGATGCCGAACGGCTGCGCGAGGCGCGCCGCGATCTCGCCGAGCGACAGCTGTTTGAACTGCCCGCCCGGCACGAGGGCGGCGCCGTCGACGAAGTCGGCGGTCCGCGAGCGGCCGCGAATCTCGACGCCGTGGGAGTTGGCATCGAACCGCGGCGCGTACGTGTCGATGTATCCCGTGATGACCAGTTCGCCGTCCAGCAAGATGGCGCACGGCGCACCGGGCCGCAGGACCCACGGCTCGAGCGGGAACCCGGTCGTCCGCTCGGAGACCGAACAGGAAAACGATGCCGACGCCTGCTCCAGGCCGCGCACGACGGAGATGGCGTGCCAGCCCTCGTACTCGATGCCACCGATGCGGAGCGTGACCCGTCCCATCTAGCCGCTCGCGACAAGGCCCGTCTCGGGGAGGAAGCCGGGATGCACGGCGCCCGTGCGTGCCACCAGCTCCTGGTCCCGGCTCGGGTCCTGGTAGAGCCGCTGCGCGAGCGTCAAGCTCGGCCGCGGGAAGTGCGTCACGTAGCCGCGCAGCGGCCGCAGCGTCGTGCCGCGCATGCGGAGCTCCTCGATCGCCTGCGTGCGGACCTCGTCAACGGCGACGAACACGGCGTCGGTGGCGAGCGGCAAGATGCGGTCGCAGAGGTCGACGACCCGCGTGCGGACCGCGACCAGGTCCTCGTAGACCTGGAGCGGCACCGTCGAGACCGGGCCCGGCAGCGCGGCCGCGGCGGCCTGCTGGACAAGCGCCGTCAAGCACGTGGCGTTCTCGGCCTGCTGCTGGCGGCCGGCGGTGGCCGTGGTCGGCGGCGGCGGGAAGGTGACGAGCGTCAGCGCGTCGAGGCCGTCGAGCGCCGCGCTCGGGAGCACGCTGTTCGCGAACGCCGCCACGGCGTCGAGGACGACCTGCGCGATCGTGTCCGCTGGCACGCTGGCGGGATCGAGCACCGCGAGCGCCAGGATGCGGCGGCGCGCCTCGAGCGGCAGCGGCTCGGGCAGCTGGACGGTCGGCCCGCGGAGGCCCTCCAAGATGGCGGCCAGCTGCACGAGGTCCGCGATCGCCGCGGCGGCGACGTAGTCCTGGAAGCCGGCGACGCGGAACGTGGTGCCGGCGAAGGCCGTGATCGCGGCCTCGGCCAGCACGCTCGCTGCCGCAAGGACGGCGGCCCCGGCGGCGCGCCGGGCGCTCGGCAGGCCGGCGGTGCCCGGCTCGGCGAACGCCAGCTGGAAGCGGCAGATGCCGCCCTCCGCGTCCCGCTCGGTGTACCGGCAATCCGTACACACGACCTGGAGCTCGCCGAGGTAGGGATGGACGAGCTTGCCCGTCCCGCGCTGCTCGCACGCCTCGATCAGGCGGTCCCGGGCGCCCATGTAGCCGGCGCCGAGCACGTAGCCGGTCACCGCCCACGTCCGCTGCGAGCGGCCGAGGTCCTCGGCCCACGGCGTGTCGCGTTGCGGGTACTCGTGCATCTCGTAGCGCCGGCCGACCTGCGCGGACGCCTCGTCGACGTAGAACGGCACGCCGCGCCAGCTGGCCGGCCGGAGCCGGTCCCGCCACGACCGCGGGTCGCCGGCCCGGCGGCGCCGGCGCCGCTGCGGGGGATCGGTCTCGAAATGCCCGACGCGTGCCATCGGGCTACGGCGCGGCGGGCGCGTAGGGCCCGCGGTACTCCGGCACGCTCCACGGCATCGATTGCCCGACGTCGGCCGTGACGCCCTGACCCGTGGTCGTCGCGCTGACGCGCTGGCCGGGCGGCGCATTGCGGTTGTCGATGATCACGTTCACGGTGCCGGTCGCGGGCCCGACGATCGGGCCGCCGCGGGCCCCGGCGAGGTCCTCGGGCGTGAGCGGCCCGCCGCCCGGCGACGTCACCGCGCCGCCGGCCTGGGACTCCTTCCGGCCAGCGAACCACTCCGGCATCTCGATCGGCTTGTGGAGCCACTCCCAGCCGGCCTTGATCGCCTGGATATCGTCGTTGGTGCTCTTGACGACGGCGTCGAGCTTCTCGAAGACCGTGATCAGGCCCTCGACACCCGTCTTGAAGCCCGCGCCGATTCCTTCGCGGTTCGCTTGGACGAACTTGGTCAGCTCCTCGAGCGCGGGCGTGACCGCCGGCAGGAGCGCCGCGCCGATCGTCTCCCGGGTTGCTTGCCACGAGGCCCGGAACTGCGTGAGCGCTTTGTCGTACGCCTGCGCCGCCTTGATCTGCGCGTCGCTGATCTCGCCGATCGCCTTCGACGCGTCCTCGGCGTTCTTGAGCGCCTCCGGCCCCTGCATGAGCAGCGGCAGCGTGGTCTTCCACGTCTGGGCGAAGAGGTCATAGGCGACCTTCGCGCGCTCGGCCGGGTCAGCGATGCCCTGGAGGCCCGCGGCGATTTCCGGCAGCACCTCGGCCACGGTGCGGATCCGGCCGGTATCCGTGTCCCGCAGCGAGATGTTCAGCTTGGCGAATGCCTCGCCGGCGCGGTCGTACCCTTTGGCGCCCTCCACCACGCCGCCGATGACGCGGTTCAGGTTCGCCAAGCTCGACGCCACGCGATCGACCGGCGCGCCGCCCTCCCGGGCCCACTCCTGCAACCGCTGCAGCTGCTGGACCGTGATGCCGATGTTCGCCGCTTGCGGGACGAGCTTGTTGACCGCGGCGACGAGGTCGTTCATGCCGCCGACCGCGAGGTCGATGGCGGTGCCGATCCCGGCGCCGGCGACGAAGAGGCTCCCGAAGTTCGTGAAGACCGACGCGATGCCGCTGCCGACGCGGGACGCGATCGAGTAGACTGCCTCGAACGCGCCGCCGAGCCGCTCCTTGATGCCGGTGCCGATCTCGCCGAGCTTGTCGCGCAGCCGCTCGTAGACGCCGACGACCTTGGTCGCCTGGATGGCGGCCGGCCCGGCGATCTCCGGCATCACGTCCTCGCCGCGCACCGGGAGGTTGAAGATGTTGCCCGGCACGTTCTTCAGCATCTCGGCCATCGACGTCGGGACCGTGTCGTTGATCTGCTTCTGCGCGGTGGCGATCCCGTCGAGCGCCTTCGTGATCTGCTCGATCTGCGGCGTCGCCTTGTCGACGACGGAGACGACCGCCGTCACGCTCGTGGTTACGTCGCCCGGCATGGGTCACTCGTGCGCCGCGCGGAGCGCGCCCGCGATGCGCGCGGCCTGCCGCTCCCACTCGAGGAGCTCCGGGAGCGGCAGTGCGAGCACCGTGGACGGCGCGCAGTGAAAGAACCACGCGACGTCAAAGGCGCGCCTCACGACGTCAGGTCCGGCTGTACGAAAAAAGGGGCGATCGCGTTGAGCGCCGCGATGAAGTCGCCGGGGTCGAGCCGGAGCACGCTCGAGCGCGGGATGCCGGCGAGGAGCCCGACCCAGTACGCCGCGGCCTCCGTGTCGATGCCGCCGGACCGGAACGGCAGGTCGTGGCCCAGCAGCTCCTTCGTGCTGAACGGGCGCAGGGTGAGCGTGGTGCGCGTCTCGCCGTGCGCCTCGATCGGGAAGCGCAGCGCGACTGTGACCGCCTCACGCGCCGGCGCCGGGGCGGCGGGGGGTTGCGCCGCCTCGGCCAGCGCGTCCGATTTCTCCACCACGCGCAGCGCCTCCGTCATTCGACCATCTCCTCACACGCCATGCCGACCCACGTGACCTCGAACGAGCCCTCGGCCGTGTTGATCTGGCGTGCCGTCGTCGTGAAGGCGTTCCGCAGCACGTAGGTCTTCCCGTTCAACTCCTCCGCGGTCACGGTCACGTCGGTCATGTTCTCGAACTGCGCGATCGAGAGGCCCGCGCGGTCCGTGAGGGTCGCCTTGATCGACGGCGCGTGCGGCGTCTCGGTGTAGCCGTGCATCCCGTCCTGGCCGATGACCTCCTTCCGCTCGTAGCGGTCCGGCGAGATCATGAGATCGCCGCGGAGCAGGTACTGCTCGCCGTTCACCTTGAGATACGCGATGCCGCCGACGACGTAGGCCGCCATCGTGGTCCCTCCTTACGCCGCCACCGAGGTGGTCGCCTGCGGCGAGTACTGGAGCCGGAACTGCACCAGCATCGCGAAGATGCGCAGCTGGTTCACGAGGTCCGGCGGGAGCAGCACGTTCACGCGGTTCGGGTCGACCGCGTCCCGCTCCACGATCAGGAACTGCTTGAAGGCGTCCATGTTCTCGACGATGCCCTGCTCCTCGAGCGCCGAGTACTGCGCGATCAGCTCGGCCTTGATGATCTTCGGCGTGACGATCGCCTGGCCGGCACCGAACCGCGTGCCGTCGTTGGCGAGCTTGTGGCGCGGGAACTTGGTCAGGATGGCGTTCCGCAGCGTGCGGACGATGTACTGGAGCGTCGCCGGCGTCTGGACGTCGAGCCACGACGGGTCGCCCTGGCCGTAGGCGTTCCGCTGGTAGGTCGTGATCGACCGCTCGATATGCACGCTGTCGTCGACCGACGCGTTCAGCGTGGCGACGCCGTGGAAGAGGCAGGACTGGCGGTCGCCGACCGTGAACCGCGACCCGCGGGGCGCGATCACGATGCCGATCAGCGGCAGCGTCTGGAGCGGCCGCGCCGGGTCGGCCCGGAGGCCCACCGCGGCCTCAGCAGTCAGCGCCGCCGCCACGCGCCAGGCCGGGGACGGCGAGCCGCTCGGGTAGCCCATCAGCGTCGTGTGCGGGTCGTTCCGCGTGGTGCCGTAGTCGACCAGGTCCTGGAGGTCGCCGGCCTGCGCCGTGAAGGCGTGGCCGTAGAGCTGCACCGACCAGGCCCAGCGGCCGGCGGCGTCGTTCATGGCGTCCTCGATGGCGTCGAGGGTGGCGGCGTCCGACCAGCCGACGCCGATGTAGTCGTACTCGGCGTCCGCGAGCGCCGCCAGGCTCGCCACGACGTCGGGCACGCCGGCCCCGCCCGTGAAGGCCGTGGCCGTGACGGTCAGGCCGGCGGGCGTGTACTCGCCGCCGCGGATGCCGCGCAGGTTCACGCCGAGCGCGAGGGTGTCGGCGATCTCGCCTTCGGTCTTCGTCGTCAGCGTCACCACGCCCGCCGCGGGCGTCGCGGTGACGGCGGCAAACGGGTCGGCCGTGACGGCGTCGGCGAGGGCCTGGCCGAGCGTCGTCGCCGTGCTGGTGCTCGAGACCGGGAGCGCGTAGCGGGCGGCGCCGACGTAGATCGCAACCGTGCTGGACGCCGTCGGCGTGCCGGCAAACGTGACCGTTGCCGTCGCCGCCGCGCCGCCGGCGGGCGCCGCCGCGGCCACGCACCAGAGCTCGCCCGTCGGGTCGTTCAGGCGGTACGTCGCGACCATGTCGTAGAGCATCGAGCCGCCGCCGAAGAGCGCCGCGGCCTGGTCGGGGCCGGAGACCAGGACCGGCGTCTCGGTGGGGGCCGGCGCCGCGGCGAGCTTCGCGCCGATCAGGCAGGCCGGCGACGCGGTGGCCAGGTAGCCGGCGGCCGTCGCATCAAACTCGGCCCAGAAGAGCGGGACGCGCAGGTTCGGTGGGATGCGGTTGAAGTCGACAGGCATCTCAGCGGCCCTCCTCGGCGGTGCCGTTGACCGCGTCCGGCGGCCAGAGCGGCGGATCGCCCGGCCCCGGCACCACGAAGTGCACTTCCACGCGGCCGTCCGGCCCCGGATAGCCGCCGGGATAGCCGTCCGGCGGCGTGGTCGGATGCCCGGTCGTGTTCGGGTCCGCGGCGGGATCGATCACGTCCACGTTGAACCAGAGGCCGAGCAGGTTGTCGGTGATGAGCGGCTCCGCGATGCACGTGTAGTTGAGCGTCGCGGTCAGCGTGGCGCCCGCCGTGCGCCGGTCCGACTCGTCGACCCGCGCGAGGTCGTAGCGGCGGTCGAAGCGCTCGAGCCCTTCGATCTTCCAGGCGCGGTCTGTCAGGAACGACTGCGCGAGCGCGACGGAGATCTGCGCGCAGAGCTCGTCGAGCGGCGTGGCGGTGTCGATCCGCTGGCGCGCGTCGGCGTCGAGCGTCTCGTCGGTCACGACCTCCACCAGGGCCTCGATCGTCAAATCGAGCGATTGCCGCAGCTGGATCGCCGTCATGTTGCCCATGCCCATCGGCGCGCCGCGCTCCGTCAGCGTGTAGACGCCGATCGCCGGCAAGGGCCGGTCCCGCCGCCACGGCATGATCGGCGTCGGGTAGACGCGGTCCGCGGCGTCGGTGGCACCGAGCAGCGTTTGCACCGCCAAGTCGCGGAGCACGCGGCTATGGAGGACGACGGTGGCCATCGTCTCAGGGCGGCGACATGGCCGCCGACCGCCAGCGCGTCAGCAGCTCGGTGACCGGCACCGGCTCCGGGATCGGCGCGCCGTCGTCGATGGGCGGGAGCGGTGCCGTGGTGCCGCCCGGCCCGATGCGGAAGATCCGGCAGAAGACGTGCCCGCCGCCGTCCTGCTCGACGTCCACGACCTCCCAGCGGGCGGCCCGCGCCTCGATCTGCAATCCTTGCGACGGGACCTCGGCGTCGGGGAGCTCGAGCACGCGGAACGCGATCGTCGTGGCCTGGTTCGAGAGGCCCTGCACGGTGCCGAGCGGGGCGTTGGCCGCGGGCGTCTCCCAGATGCCGCGCACGAGGTAGCCGGCCGGGTCCTTCCCGACCGGGTAGACGATGACCGGCTCCGCGAACGCCCACTGGCAGCGTTCGAGGAGCCGGTCCTGATGGTTCCAAAATCCGAGCATCGCTCCCTAGGCGGCGCTCGGGACGAGCTTGACCATCGCGCGCGTGGCGTCGTCCGGATCGGGCCCGTAGACGTAGCCGACCGTCGTCCCGGCGCCGGAGATGATCGTCTGCGCCGTGGCGTCGAAGACGGCGGCGGCGCCCACGGCCGGCGAGTAGCCGCCCGCCTTCTTGAGCGAGACGCCGCCTTCGACCATCCCCTCGAACGTCGTGCCGCTCTTCGCGGCGTTCGTGCAGATGGCGAAAATCTTGCCGATGAAGACGCCCTCGCCGCTCGCGAGGTCCTTGGGCGCCGTGAGCGGGATGACGTTTGCCGGCTGGACGAAATTGATCATGGGTCCCTCCTACGCGCCGGTCGTGCCGCCGCCGCTGCTCTGGCCGACCGGGGCCTCCATGAGCGCCGGGAGCGTGCCCGGATTCTTCACCAGGCCGCGCCAGTCGATCACGGCCGCGCCGAACTCCATGCGCGCCTTGTATTCCTGGCCGTCGATGTCCCAGCCTTCGCGCGTCTCGAGCGTGGGGCCGCCGCCCGCGTTGCCCTCGAGGTAGTCGTACTCGATCGTGTCGATCTGGTTCGGATCGGCGGCGAGGTACCAGGCGTTATCCGTGATCCGCGGGTCCACGATCGGCGTGAAGCTCTGGTATTCGCTCGGCACCAGCGACGTGACGGCGCCGACGATCGTGAGCGGCGACAGGAACTGGTACATGTAGACTTCCTGCGCCGGGCCCGTGATCATGAACCGCGGCGTCACGCTCAGATACTGCCCGTCCGGCGATTTCTGGTTCATCATCGCCGCCCGCGCCGTCGACACGCTCTTCACGTTGATCGTGTCGGCGACCATCAGGTTCCCGTGCTGCGCCGAGAAGAGCGCGAAGCCGTCGGCCATGAGCGGGTTCGACGTGAGGAGGCCGTACACGGCATCGCCTTCGACCATCGCGGCGCTGTTCCCGAACAGCTGCGGGATGCGGGAGAAGAGGCCGACGTCATCGTTGATCATCGCCTCCCGCGTAAACGCGAGAATGCGGCCCCACTTGCCAAGCTGCGCCGGCTGGCCGACCAGCGAGAGCTTGCCGCGCGTGTACTCGGCGTGCTCCGGCACCGGCAGGAGCTTCGGCCCGAGGCCGAGCGACACGCGATTCGAGATGCGGAAGTCGGGCAGCGTGCCTTGCCGCGTCCACGGCGGATAGGTCTTCGGCGCTGCGGCGTAGCCGGCGGCCAGCGTGGCGCGGCCCACGGTGGCAAGCAACGTCGGGAGGTCCGACGTGGCGAGGAAGCCGTGCGGCCCTTCCCGCTTGAATTGCGGATGCGCCAGCCCGAGCGCCACGGCGGCCAGCTCCATCTTGCCGAGGCCGTGCGTGCGGAGCCCGCGGGCCTCGCAGAGCGCGCGCCCGAGCTCCATCATGCCGCGGCCGATCCAGGCGCCGGCCTCGGGTATGCGGGCGTAGCGGCCGGGATTCGTCCGGTGGAGGAGCGCCGCGATGATGCCGGCGCCGAGGCGATCCGTGCCGTCGCCGACGATCTCGATCGTGTGGCGCTGTTCCGGCCGGTTGCTCGGATGCGGAATCTCGATAGCCGTGACGCGCTCGCCGTGCGTGCTCTCGACGGCCGACCGCGAGACGCGCGGCTGGTTGCGCTCGAGCTCGGCGAACACGGCCCGCTCGGCCTGTGTGGCCGTGGTGCCGGCGGCGATCAACCGCTCCGCCACGGCGTCGTCGAGGCCGGCGGCGCGGACCTTGCGGTAGAGCGTCTGGATGCGCGTGCGCTCCTCGGCGGCCGCGCTGGCCGCGAGGTCTTCGCTCTTGTCTGGCGCCGGCGCGGGCGCGGGCGGCGGCGGCACGCCTTCCTCCTCGCCGTCGTCATCGGGCGGCTCGTGCTGCTCGCCCGGCGGCCGCTCCTCGGCGCGCGTCGATCGCACCGCGGCCTTGCGCCGCGTCGGCTGCTCGACCGTGGTCGTCGTATCTGCCATCGGAATCCTCCTCACGCTGCACGGGTAGACGTGGTCGTCTGCGGCGCTGCGGACCTGCGCACCGGCATCAGCGGGCACCGCGCACAGCGAGACCTCCACCGGCTCCCAGCGCGTGGCCTGGTAGACCGGCAGCTGCCGCGCCTTGCGATCCCCCTTCTCGACCTGCTCGAGTTCGTGCGTGATGTAGCCGACCGACACGTTGCGGATGATGCCGGCCTGGACGTCCTTGAAGACTTCCTGCGCGCGTAGCCGATCCGAGAACCGCACGAGCGCGCGGCCCTCGCGTTTGCCACCGCCGACGTCGTCGATGCGCGCCCACTCGACCACGCCGAGGATGCCGTCGAGGCCCCAGCTATCGTGCGCGGCGAGCAGGTTCGCGCCCGTGTTCAGCCGCGCCAGATCGACCGCGCCGTCCGCGAGCGATAGCTCCTCGAGCCAGTCTTCGTCCCAGCCGGCGCGCCGCACGCGGGCGCCCGTGGTCCACACCAGCTCCACGGTGCGGTCCGGCGGGATGACCGTCTCCGGCCGGAAGGCGGCGCGCGTCTCGCCCAAGGGCAAGCTGACCGCTAGCGGTGCTGTCATCCGGCCCGCCGGCCACGCCGCGACCGCAGCATCTTGAGGCGCCTTTGCCAGCCCGCCCCCTGGTCTGACAAGATACGTGCCACGAATGAGCGCCCAAAAAGTGCAGCCGGGACGGGGCGGTCGGTTCGAGCACCGCTGTCCGGACTGCGGGCGCGTCGTCAGCTGGCAGCTGGAATGCTGCGCGCCGTGTGACCTGGCCCGGCGCGCGGCGGCGAACGCCGCCCGGCCGGCAGGCGGCTACGTCCGGCCGCGGCGCTTCGAGGTCCGCCGCTAGGCCGGCGGCGCGTTGCCGTTCGTCGTCTGCGCCGGGGCGACGGTCGGCTGGTCGATCGTCTCGCCGGGCCCGATCCACTCGGGCTGCGCGTTGCCGGTGCGGGCCACGCGCCGCGGATCGATGTCGGAGACGAGCCGGAGATCGTCCAGCCGCTTCGTGAACGCCGCCCACTCCCGGAGCACCGCCTCCGGCTCGTAGCCGAGCTCGCGGATGGCCTCCTGCGGCGAGCTGAGCATCGCCCGGGCCGCCGTGATCGCGGCGGGGACCTCGCGCGACGGGTCGACGAGCGGCCGGCGCGGCACCGTCCACGTCATCGTCACGCCCGCCGTCTGGTAGCCGGCGACGCGGGCCGCGTCGAGGAACCAGCCGAACACCCGGTCACAGAACTTCGGGATGATCACCTGCCACTGCAGCTCCTCGATATAGGCGTAGAACGCGCCGCGCGACATGCGCCCGGACGAGAAGTTGAACTGCGAGAAGTCGCCCGAGAGATCCTCGTACGGGACGCCGGTACCCGAGGCGACAGCCTGGAGGCCGAGCCGCATCACCTCGGGATAGCCCTCGACGCCGGGCGGATTGCCGAAGGTCACCTCGTAGCCGGGTGGCAGCTCCTCGATCAGACCGGGCTCGACGTGATCACAGAGCGGATCCTGCCGCGACCGCGTGCCGCCCTCGGGCGACGAGTAGAACGCCGCGAAACACGCGGCGATCTTCTGGCGCACCTGGTAGGCGTCCTTGAGCTCGTCCAAGTCCCGCAGCGCGATCATGGCGGGCGCGAGCAGCGGCGCCCCGCGGCAGAGGCCCGCGCGCTCCTCGTCGTAGACGTGCGCGACCTCGTCAGCCGGCACCCGCACGGGGGTCTGGAGCACGCCCGCATAGGTCTCGCCCGGATGCTGCGGGAAGAGCCAGTAGGCCGCGACGCGATCGTGCGCGTCGAGTTCGACGCCGGCGACGATGCGGTGGCCCTCAGCGACCGCGGGATAGCTCGTCGCCACGGCGTCGAGGTAGTCGGCCTCGATCACCTGAATCCGGAGCCCCATCGGCGCCGCCGCATCCCACACGCGGCGCGCGAGGACCTCGCCCGACTCGCAGAACGTGCGCGCGACCAAGCGCTGGAGGCCGCCGAAAGATTGCTTGCCGCGCTGATCGCACGTTGGCGCCGTCGCCCACTCGTCCCAGGCCCCTTGGAGCGCGTCGGCGGTCCGCTTGTTCTTGGCGACGACGGTGCCCGTCAGCCCGTAGCCGACCAGGCTCGAGGCCAGGTGGCGCACCGCGCGGCGGCCGTAGGGATTGTTCCGTACGTGGTCCCGGGCGCGATCCCGCAGCGTCTGGAGCGCCGGCACGAGCTCGACGTTCGGCCCGGTGCCAGCGGCGACGCGCCAGCCCTCCGTCCGCCGGCTCTTGGCGGCGCCCTCGTAGGCGCGGACGGCGTCGAGCGCCACGCGGGCGCGGGCACGCTGGAGCGCGCGCTGCGGCGCTGCCCAGGCGATCAGGCGATCGAGGAACGGCGGGCGCGGCGGCGCCGGGAGGTCAGCCACGGGGCCCGGTCGCCCGCTCCCAGTCCACGTCATCGCGGGCGAGCGGATCGGGGGGCGCACCGCGCGACCAGAGCACGTCGACGCCGGGCTGCTCCTGGTGCTCGACGCCGCCGAAGCCGTAGCCCGTGTCGAGGCCCTTCGAGAAGCACGCGCCGCGACGCACCGGCTGCGCGCCCGGGATCCCGAGCTGCCCGAGTAGCCAGTCGTACGCGCGCATCAGGTCGCTCAGCGACATGAATTCGACGCGGCGGTCCGCGTACCAGACGACCTTGACGCCGCCCGCGATGGCCTGCGCGAGCGCGGCGAGCATCTCGGGCGTCACCGGGAGGACCGGCACCGCAGCGCCGGCCACGGCGGGCGGGCGGGGCGGCAGACCGGGGCGCAGCATGGCCGCCCCGTAGCACGAAACGCCGGCCCCGGAAACACGAACGCCCCGGCCACCGCGACGGTGACCGGGGCGGGTGCGCCGTGAGGAGGAGGGACGGCTAGAGGTCCGTGTCGGCGCCGGACGCGGCCTGGACGACGCAGGCGCCGATGATGGGCCGGAGCGGTTGGGGCATGCTCGCGAGGCTGGTGCCCTTGATCTGCCCGAGGAGGTCGATGGCCTCGCCGAGCTTGTACTTGGCCTGCAAGCCGTCGATGACGCACGAGCAGTAGGCGGTGGCCGTCGAGCGCGGGACGCCGGACATCGCGTCCGCGCAGGCGCGAACGGCCGCCACGACGAACTCCGTCGGGTAGCGCTGGCCAGCTGCGTGGGCGCTCCCCGCGACCGCGAGGCCGAGGGCGAGCGTGCCGAGAAACTTGAACATGGGGGGATTCCTTCCTGATGGTTGCCGGGCGGCTCACCGTGAGGCGCCGGGGCGGCCGTTTCATACGACCGCACGTATTAGACGCCTCTAATACACCGGATGGGGCGCGGCGGGCCCTTGCGCGGATTCATGCGCTCGTATAGGCTCTTAGCCGATGGCCCGTCGTCCCCGGCCGCCCCGGCCCCGCAAGAAGAACGCCGCTGCCGTGGCGCTCGCCCGCGCCCGCTGGGCCGGCGTCCCGGCCGTCGAGCGCCGCAAGGGCGCGCAGAAGGCGATCAAGACGCGCTGGGACCGCTACCGCGCGGCGCAGGCCGCCAAGCGGGAGCGGACCGAATGAAAACCGACGTTCTTGAGGACCCGCTGCTCAAGCGGTTCGCCGTAACCCGTGAGTCCGCGCTCCGGTTCGCCGCGTGGCTCTCGGCGACGGATATCCCTGAGGTCACGTATGAAGCGATGCAAGTGCTCGCCGGAATCGCCGACGCCCTCGAAGCCACTCCCGTCGCCGATCCAGCCACCGACGCAGACGTGGCCGATCTGCGCCGCCGCTACCTCGACGCGCTGCTCATGATGGTCTTGGTAGGGCCGCTACATCACTGCGTACGGAAGCAACTCGAACGGCTAGCGGAAAGCACCGAATGAGTCTGATGATCACCGAAGTCTACGACGCCCTCCGCAGCGCCAACGTGCCTGAGGACGCCGCGAAGAAGGCGGCCGCCGCCGTCGCGACCTACGAGCCGCAGCTCGCGGATATCCGCAGCGACCTCCGGCTCCTCAAGTGGATGGTCGGGACGAACGCTGCGTTGAGCGTGGTCGTCCTCGGCGCGCTCGGCGGCATTTACGCGCTCCTGTTCAACATCGCGTCGCGGCTCCCACGCTAGCGCCGCCCGCGGTCCCAGAACGTGGACCGCCGCCAGCCCGGGTGGGGCGCGCTCGCGCCCGGCACCGGGACCGTCGGTGTCGGCGGCGGCGGGACGCTTGGCGACGGCGGCGGCGCCTCCGGCGGTGGCGGTGCAATGCCGAACGGCGCCTCGAGCTGCCGCCAGTCGTCCTCCGTGAACCGATCGATCCCGACGAGATGCGCCGCGGCGCGCGCGAGCACCCGGCAGTCGAGCGCTTCGTTACGGTTGTAGATCTTATGCCACTCGGCGCGTTCGACGCCCCGGACGACCTTCCGGACGAGCTGCTCCGCGCAGAGCTGGCGGAGCACCTCGTCGCCGACCGCCGGGAGACTGATCCAGCCCGGCGGACTCGCCGCCCCGGGCCCGCCCGCGACGAGCTCGAGCCAGCCGTAGGTCTCCTGCTTGAGCGCGTGGACGTTCACCATCCAGACGCGGAGCCCGCGGCGCCGCCGGCGGACCGTCCCGGTCGTCTCGATGGCCTCGGCGCTCCGCGGCAAGCTCACGATCGCCGGCGTCGGCGGCCCGCCCTTCATCAGGACGACCCGGCCTGTCGGCTGCGGCCGCGCCCACGCGTGCACCTGCGTCGTCGCGAAGCCGGTGTCGACGCCGACCCGGGCCAGCGCCAGGTGCAGGCCGGCCGCGGTCGGCCAGGTGCGCGCGACGAGTGCCGTGAGCGCCGTCCACGGCTCGTCCCGCATGACGTCGCCCTCGAGCACCTGGACGTCGATGAGCCAGCTCCGCTTCCCGCGTCCCCACCCCCAGACGTACGCCTCGACGCGGTCACGCTGCACGTCGACGCCCATCGTCAGGAAGAGCGCGCCGGGCGGCACGACGCCGAGCGGATCGGCGGTCTGGCGCTCGCGCAGCCGCCGCCAGTCCGGCGCCTCGCCCCGCTCGGCGTAGGGCTCGCCGAGGATCGTGTTCTCGAACGTTTTTCGCTTGTGCGGATCGCGGGCCGCTTCCTCGGCCGCCCGCGCGATGTCCGCCCAGCCGAACCAGCCGAGCGGCGAGTAGAGCGACGAGAGATGGAATCCGGCGGTCGCCGGATCGGCAGCCGCCGCGGTCGCCCGCCACTCGCCGGCCGCGAGCATCCGCTGCTTGTGCTCCTCCCCGATCGGCTGATCGCACGCGGCGCAGCGATAGCGGACGGTGTCGGGCCGCCCCGGCTCCCAGCGGAGCCGCGCGAACTCGAGCACCTGCATCGCCCCGCAGTGCGGGCACGGGACAACGTAGCGGCGCTGGTCGCTCGCCTGCCACTCGCGCTCGATGCGGCTCATGCCGGCGATCGTCGGCGTCGAGACGAGGAAGAGCTTCCGGCGCGGAAACGTCCGGGCGCGCGCCTCGGCCAGCGCGATCGGATCGCCCTCGCCCTCGACGTCGCCCGGGTAGCCGTCCACCTCATCGAACGCCAGGTAGCGCGCGGACATCGAGCGTAGCCCCGCCGCGCTGTTGGCCCCGGTCAGCACGACCAGGCCGCCGGGAAATTCCTTCAGGAGGACCGTGTTGCCCGCGTCGCGGCTCCGCGGACTCGAGACGCGCGCCCGCAGCGCGGCGCTCTCCTGGATCATTGGATCGATCGCCTGGCGCGAGAGGCGTTTCGCGAGCTCGACCGTGGGCTCGACGAAGAGGAACGGGCCCGGGGCCTGGTGGATCGCGTAGCCGAGCCAGTTGCACATGGCCTCCGTGAACCCAAGCCGCGCCGCCTTCATCACGACCACGCGGCGCAGCGGCGAGCTCGGCGAGAGGGCTTCCATGACCGCCGTCAGGTACGGCGTGCGGCTCGTCCGCCAGCGCCCGGGCTCCGCCGTCGCCCGGCCGGAGACGACGCGATGCGCGTCCGCCCATCCGGCAACCGTGAGCCGCGGCTCAGGCCGCTGACTCGCCCGCAGCGCGACCGACCACGGATGCTCCGGCGGCGTCGAGGTCGAAGCGCTCGCGGCTGAGCTCCTCGAGCTGCTGCGCGACATGGGCCTCCAGGAGCACGACCAGGGCGGCGGTGTCCACGCCGAGGCTCGCGGCGAGCTCGGCCCCGATCCGCGCCGGCCAGGCAAGCCACGCCTCGCGATGGCGCCGCCCGAAGGCGAACACGATCCGCTCGCCGTCGGCGCGATCGACGAGGGACCCTTCGCGCTCGAGTACCGTCAGCTCCTTCAACCGCGCCTCGGCCACCATCGCTGCCGTCCGCGCGTCGCCGTAGGGATCCGCTGTCCGCTTCTTGGACCGCTTGCTGCCGAGTCGGACCCACTGGCGAGCGCGCGCCACGGGATCTCAGGGGTGCAACCGCTTTCGGCGCTCGGCCTCCGCGTGGCAGTTGCGGCAGAGCAGGATCATGCCGTGATCCGGATCATGGCGGATCACGCGCAGATAGCGGCCCCAGAAACCGGCAGACAGATGCGTGCGCGGCCCACCATCGCGCAGGCGCCGACGATGTTCGGCGCCGTTGTTCCGCGTGTGCTCTACCGTCAGGAGGCGGTCGGTGTCGGGCCGCCGGCCGACCGGGCACGCGCCGCTGTGCGTCGGGCATCCCGCGCAGGCGCAGGCGCCGCCCAGCGCCGCAAGCACGGCCGCCCGGAGCTCGGCGCGGTAGCCCGCCTGCCGCCGGCGATCCGCGCGCGCCGTGCGCGGCCCTTGGCGCCGATTGGCGTAGACCTTGCGATGTCGGCGCGCGCAGGTCGCGCACGTGCGGTAATAGCCGCCGAGCGGATGCCGACGAACCCAGCGGAGCTTGCAACTCTGGCACAGGCCGCCAGTCGGCGGCGATTCCAACGCAAACGACGGCGCCTCGTGCTCCACGGCTAGAATTCTTAGCCTTTCCACGGTGCTGCCGCTAGGAATTTCGCGCGGGGCGCCGCCTCGCCGGCCAGGCCCGGCTGGCAAGGACCCGCCACGCGGGGTGTCGCGGTGGGCACCGCCCGTGGCAGCCCGAGCGTGGCCGCCAGCCACGCTGTGATCCGCCGTGTGCCGCGCTGGCCCGCGCGCCAGACCTCGCTGTCGTCCGTCACGTGCGCTTGTGCGATCATCTGCTCGCCGTCGAGCTGCTCGCACGTGATGACGAGTGCACGTTCACGACGACGTGCCACCGCCGCCGCGCGTCCGCGTCGTCAGCGCCTCGAGCAGCGCGCCGACTGGCCGCTCGAGGCGCCAGACGACGAAGGCAATCAGCGCGGGCCACACGAGGACGGCGAGCACGCTGGCGAGGGATGCCATCATGGGCCGTGCGGGGCATCCGGCGGCGCGCTCGGCGGCCGCGGCGGGCGCGGTGATGGTGGCGGGTGCTCGATCGGCGGCGACTCCCCGGCGGCGAGGCGCGCTGGCCGATAGGCATGCCAGAGGTACACGCCGCCGACGAGGACCGCGACCACGACGACCGCGACGATGAGGAGATCGAGGACGCTCATGGGTCCGCGCTAGCGCCGCCGGCCGCGGCCGGTGCGGCGGTAGCCGGGCGCCGAGACCGTGCCGCGGGCGCGGCCGACGCTCTTGACGGCGTTGCCCCACCTGCGGCGCACGGCGCGGGCGACGTGGGCGTAGCTGCCCTTCGTCCCGCGCTGGGCGGCGCGGGCGAGGGCGTTGCGGGCACGGGCCTTGGTATCGATCGGGAAGGAGCGGGTGCGGGGGTAAGCGAAGGCCGAGCGCGGCAGCGCGTGCCGGCGCTTCGTCGTGAGGGCAGCCATTGCGTCATGATCCTTTCGGCGCGGGCGGGGCGCCGCGGAGGTCCTTGGCGCGCGCGCTCGAGAGGCCGATGGCGACATACTGGTCGTACTGGCGCACCACCGGACCCGTGCGGCGCGTGCCGGAGTGCAACCGCCCGCGCTGGTACGCGCGATACTCGCGCGCCATGTGCCGATGGAAGGCCGTGTTCCGTCGCTCGGCCATCGCCCCGCCCCCTAGCACAGTGCCGGCCGCTCGACCACAGGAACTAGGCGCCGCCGGCCTTGCCGGCGTCGCGGCGGATGCGCCGGTCGATCTGCCGCGACAGGTTCACCAGCAGCCGCTCGTTCAAGTAGTCGGCGATCTTCGGCAGCACGTCCGACCGCGCCATCATGCCGTGCACCGACGGCCCGTAGAGCTCGCGGATCGGCAGGCGCTCGCGGCCCTTGCGCTCGAAGACGCCGCGGTGGCCGTGCTTCACCGTGGCGATGAAGGCGCGGCGGTACGTCTCGGTCTTCGCGCCGAGCTGGAGCGTGACACCCGTCGTGCGGGTGTCGCGCACCTTGAACTTGATCATCGGGATCGCCTTGCCCTCGCCGATGAGCGCCGCCTCGAGGTGCTCGGGCCGGGCCGGTTCGGTCCGCAGCGCGTCCTTGATGTCCGCCGACGGGATGCCCATCAGCGGCCGCAAGAGCTGCGCCGTCTCGACCTCGCCGTTCTTGATGGTGTCGTTCAGGGCGAGCGCGGCGACCTCCTGGAACCCGGGCGCCCGCAGCGCGTCGCACATGGCGACGATCGGCGCCGTGTCGAACTCGACGCGGATCTCCACGGCTAGCGCCCCGGCGTCAGGTAGAGCGCCAGTACGAGCAGCGCCAGGCCGAGCGCGACCAGGTTGATCCGCACCGGCAGCTGGAAGATGGCGATCACGAACGACACGAAGGCGGCAACGAGGAGCGCGCGATCCGTCGGCATGAGCCTCTCCCTCGCGTGGCGGGGGGCCGACGCGACGGCCCATCCGCCGCGCCGGCCGGTGATGGAACGGACCGGGGGTCGGTCTGCCTCGCCCGATAGCATGGTGGCCCGTCGCAGGCTAGCCGCATCAGCTCGCGCGGCGCCTGCGCCCCTTCGGCCCGGGCAGTGCGAGCTCGAGCTGCGCCGCCTGGACGATGACCGTGACGGCCTGGTGGTGCTGGAGCCGGGCCAGCTGCTCGACCTGCTCCTCCCCGACGTCATCGGCCTCGAACGTGAGGCGGGTCGTCACGCCGACGACTTCGCCCTTGTTGACCTTCGCGCCGGTCGCGATCTTCGCGAGCCGGAGCTCCATCGTGATCGGGTCGCCGATCGCCATTGGTGAAGTCTCCTCTCCTACGTGTAGGCAAACGCCAGTTGCTGCTCCTGCTCGGGCGCGAGCGCGGCGAAGTGACTGCGGCGCGCGCTCTCCTGCTCTGCCAGCCACTCGGCGAAGACCTTACTGTGCTTCGTCTTGTTACAGGTGCCGCAGAGCAGCCGGATGTTCCGCGCGTGCAGCCGCTCCCAGTCCTGGCGATGCTGCGGGGGCTCGCAGTGTTCGATCTGGACGTCGCGCTCGTTCCGAAAGGCCATCCCGCACGCGAGGCAGAGCCCTTCCTCGCCCATCATAGCGCGGAGCCACGGCACGAGCGCGCGATAGTTCATCTGCACCATGAAGAACTCGGTGGTCTCGCCGGCCTTTCGGGCGGCGCGCCGGGCACGCTGCGTGATGATCCAGAGCGCGCGATCCGTGTTCTTCCGCAGGTCCTGGAGCCGATTCCTGCAAGACTTGCAGACCGGATCGAAGCGGGCCGTACTAGTACGGCCCACGCCCTTCACCTTGAAGTGGGAATGGTGCTTCCACTCCTGGCACTCTCGACACTGCCGCTCGCAGGGCCGCGGGATCGTGGTCATGGGATCGCCTTTCGCTCGCGCGCCGCCATCGCCGCCGCGAGCAGATCGCCGAGCCGCATCGGATCGCCGCCCCGCACCCCCGCCACCGCGGCCGGCGGATGTCGTGCGCTGGGCATCTTCGGGTCCTGCGCGCGCGCGGCCGTTCGCGCCTCACGCGCGCGCGCGCGCGCATCCGGATCCGGATCTTTTTCTTCTAGGGGAACGGGAACGGGTACGGGAGCGCGCGAAGTTGCGGCCCTGTTGCGCTGCAACATAGGGCGCAACATCTCGCTTTCTTCTGTCTTTCCGGGCTCTTCCACCCGTCGGTTTGCGCGTGTTTTTTGCATGCGTGTTGCGCTATTTTTCCGCGCCGCGAGCACTTGCGCGCGGCTCGGCTGGTACTGGTCGAAGTCGTGGATCCGGTAGCCGCCGCGCACGGTTTCCCACAGGCCGGCGCGGACCATGATCGCCGGCCAGCCGGCCTCGCCGATGTCGCGGCCGGCAGCGCCGCACGTCTGGCCGAGCATCCAGCGACGGCGCTGCTCGTCGATGTACAGCACGCCGCGCGAGACGAAGCCCTCGGCCACGTCCTGCGGGATAAAGCCGTCCGTCAGGTTCCGGTTGGCGTAGCAGAGGGCTTGCAGCTGGAGCCACGCGCCCATCGCACCGACGCGCGCGATCTTCAGGTGATCCACAAAGCCGTCATCAATCCGCACCCACGGCATCGCGATGTCCTTTCAGCCCACTGCTAGAGGCGCCTGCCGCCGCCGCTGAAGCGGTCGCGGTCCTTGCAGGTGAGGAAGTGACTGATCCAGACCGCCGGGCCGCGCTCGACACGCGGCGGCCGCCCGGGATCGTTCATCCCGGCCGCCTCGACGCGGTAGCTGTAGACCTGCTCGAGGGGGATGTCGGCGCCCGCGGGCGAGACCGCCCAGGTGATCGGGCGCCCGCAGCCCTTACAGGTCGCCGACGCGCTCATGCGATCGCCTCCCGGAGCTTTTCCGTGAGTTCGGTCGGAAGGGCCTTCGTGTCGAGCACGACGCCCCGCGGACAGATCACCTGCCCGATGATCGCCTGGTTCAGCCGCGTCCGCTCCTCGGCCGTGAAGCGGCCGCGAACGGCCGTCCATCGCGCCAGCAGAACCAGCACCGATCCGTCCGTCATGGCGCTGCCCCAGTGAGGCCGCGGACGGCCGCGGCGTTCCGTTCGAGCACATACCGCCGGCCGAGCTGGAGAGCCGCGCGCTGCTTGCCGAGCGCGCGCGCGATGCGGGCCTTCGACCACCCCGCAGTGCGCAACGCCTCGATGCGGCTCCAGGTCTCGGCTGCCGGCACGCGCGCGCCCGCCGCGTGCGCGGTCGTCTGCACGGCGAGGATGCGCTCCACGGTCGACGCCTTGCACCGACGACGTCGTGGGCGGTCGGGGCGACACGCATGACCACGCAGGAGCTCGGTCAGGCGCGAGCGACTCACGCCGGCAACGACGGCGATGCGGCGGAGCCCGATACCGCGCGCAACAAGGGCGCACAGATGGCGCCGCGCCATCGCCGGCGATGCCCAGTGCGGTTCATCGACCGCGCCCGCCCGCGCGGTGGCGTTCAACTCGTCGCGTCGCTCGATCGCCGCCGTGCGATCCGTGGTGCGGAGCTCGACGGCGCCGGCATCGTTCGTGACGAGCCAGAGGCGCCCGCCACCGACGCAGCGACACCGCCACGGCCGCCGACGGGTTCGCGTATAGATGGCACTCGCGTACCGCGCGTTCGCGATTCGACACAGCAGGCAGCGGCAGTGGTCGTGGACGTACTTTGTTCGGGTGCCGTGAGCCCTCATGCCGGCGGCTCCTTCCGCTCGGTACGCGCACCGGCCTTCACGACCCCAGTGCCACACAGTGGACACGGCGTGAGCCGCAACACACCCTGGCCGCCGCATGCGTGGCACGGAAAGGTGATGGTGCGGGATGTCGTCCACGTCGGGACGTCGCCCGCGAGCCCCGACGGTCGGGACACGAGCCCCGTGCCAGCGCAGACGGGGCATATCTCATACGGCATCGGACTTCTCCACGGCGTCGAGGGCGGCTTCGCCGGCGTGGCCCGCGAGGGCCGTCACGCGGATGCGCACGCCGATCGGCAGGCCGCCATCGGCATAGAGCTTGTGGAGCTCCTCGTCGACGATCTGCGCGTCGTCGACCCAGAGGATCCCCGTGCAGGCATCCTCGACGGCGCGCGCGAGCTTCAGGACGTCGGGCTTCGTCGTGGGAACCGTCGGGGCGCTCGGCAGCAGGCCCCGCTTGCCGTGGTGACCCTTCGGGCGCCGGACGAAGAACCACAGCGCGAGCCGCAGCGCGCCCCGATAGGCAGCGGCACGTCGGCCGAAGGCATCCACCTTGGGTGCCGCCTCGGCGGCTGCGAGCCGAATCGCCGCGCGCCACTCGACGCCGCGCCGCCCACTCATGTCGGTGACCCCGACGTGGAGTTTGCCGTCGCGGCCACGAATCGGGAACGCGCGTTTGGAACCGCCGGGGACCGGCGCGCCGGGCACGAAGAACTCGATCATGCCGGCCGCGGCTCGCCCAGCGGCAACGGTAACGGCTGCTGCTTCTCGTGCGCCGCGCGCAAGACGTCGACGCTCACGCGCAGCTGTTTCGCGCGGGCTCTGTGCTTGTGGCAGGAGCAGCAGAGGCCGCCCTCGCCGCGTCTCCGGCAACGGCAGTTCGCTCCACAGATCGGACACGCCATGCGGACCCTCCTATGCGGCGTCTTCAGCGCCGCCCAGCTGCGGCTCAGCGAGCACGGCGACCAGCGGGAGCACGAGCCGGAGAAACGTCGCGCGCCGGCCGGGCGTGAGCGTGTGGTACGCCCGGAGCAGCGTCGCGAGGCCGGGATCGGTCGGTGGCGCCGGGCGGCTCCCCAGCTCGGCGACGCAGGCGACGAGCGCGAGCGCGGTCGGCCCGACGGCGCCCTCGAGCTGCGGCAGGGCGGCAGCGAGCGTGTGGAGGACCTTCAAGACCGAGACCAGGGGGAGCTTCGCACACTCGCCGCTCTCCATGCGCGACACGAGGCCCTGGCTCGTGCCGGCGGCGGCCGCGAGCTCCTGCTGGCTGAGACCGAGGAGCTTCCGCGCCATGCGGACCTGGCGGCCGAGCGCGGCGACGAGCGCCGCCCAGTCCGGCGTCATGCGTGGGGCCTCCAGCGCTTGTCCCGCGGCCGCTTCGGCGTGCGCGGCTCGTCGAGGCCGAGGAGCTCCTGGCCGCAGCGCCGGCAGCGCATGCGGGCCGGCGAACCGGCGCTGCTGCCTTGGTACTCGACGGCGCTCAGGGGATGCCGGCACGGCCGCCCCGCGCCCGCGCTCCGCGTCTCGCCCTTCGTCCGCCGCCGCCCCATCGTCGGGGCCGGCGGCCGGCCCCCGAGATGCGCCACCGGGAGGGAACGGGCCGGGGGCGGCTCGTTAGTCTGGTGACGCCTCTCGCCGCGTGCCGCCACCACCGTCCGCGGGCGGCGCGCCGGGCGGTGGCGTGGCGGCGAGCCGCTGTGCGCCACCGTCCGCGCCCGCCGTCCGCGCGCGGCGTGGCGGCCGTTCCTTCCACCGTTCTTCCACCGTCGCCTGCCGCACGGGGCCCGCAGGGGGCCGCACGGGCGGCACGCGCGATCCCCGTGATCGGTGCGCGTTTCCGGGCGCTTGTCCCGCAATCCGCCGCTCGCTGCCGCCCGCCGCCGCTGCGCCCATTCTGCTTAAAAGGCAGCTGCTCTACCGACTGAGCTAACGGCTCGCAGTGTGTGTTCTTGCCCACTTACGCCTCAGAGGCAACGCCGGAGGCCGCCGGCTTCCACCGTTCTTCCACCGTTTTCTTCCGCACCGGCACGGCCTGGAGCGTGCCGCCCGCCGCAATCCGCCGCTGGCGCCGCCCGGCGCCCGCTGGCGCCCGCGGTGGCGTCGGCCCCACCAGCGCCTCCAGCTCGGCCCGCGCGGCGGCGAGCTTGCGCCGCAGCGCGTCCGGATTGCCGTGGTTGTAGTGCCGGAAGGTCTGCGTCGTCTTGTGGCCGGTCGTCGCCATGGCGTCGGCCTCGTCCATGCCGCCGGCCTTCATGTTCGTCGCCGCCGCGTGGCGCGTGGAGTGGAACGTGAACCCGGCCACCTTCCGGCCGTAGGCCAGACCGGCGCGCCGGCACGCCGCCCGCACCGCCGTCTTCGGATCGCCGAGGCATCCCAGCTCGGCGCCGTCTCGGTCCCGGCCGGGCCGGCACCGTGGGCCGTGGAAGAGGTACGGGCATCCGAGCTTCCGGACGGCCATCGCGGCGCGCACGGCCGCCAGGACGGGGCCCTCGATCGGCACCACGTGCGGCTCCTCCTGCTTCGCCTCGGCCGGCGGCCACGTGATCGTCTCCCGGCCCGGCGTGAGGTCCACGTAGTCGCGCCGCGTGCGAAACAGCTGGCCGCGGCGGATGCCGAGCGCGTAGGCCACGACGAAGGCGTGCTGGAGATGCGCGGCCAGTTCCGCGAGGAGCCGCGCGGCCTCGCCCGGCGGGAGGTACTTGCCGCGCCGGCTCCCTTTCTCCGAGAGCCGCGGCACGACCGGGATCGCGGTGAGCCGGCCCTTCGTCACGGCCCACCGGAGCGCCCGCCGGAGGTAGTTGCAGTAGCGGTTGATCGTCGGGTTCGTCATGCCGCTCCGCTTCCACGCGGCCTGCATCGCCTCGACGTGATCGTGGTGCTCCGTCACCAGCGCCGCGGGATGGATGCGGCCGAGGTCGCGGCGCACGAGGTTGAGCGCGTGCTGCTTGTTGCGGTTCCACCGATCGTTCAGCCGGTAGTGGGACTCGAGCGCGTCGCACAGGTCGGCCATCGTGAGCTTGCCCGAGACGACCGTCTCGCCGCGCGCCGCCTTGAGCATCTTGTCGGCGCGGAGCAGCCGGGCCTTCTTGATGCTGGTCGTGCCGGTTGCCTCGGGCCCGAACGGCCGGCCGCGGATCGATCCCTTGATGTAGAGCTTCGGCGATCGCGTGCCGGTGCCGGCGTCGACCGCCTGGTAGATCCCCTCCTCGACGCGGTGCCACGCCATTAGCGCACCGCCCCCGGCGCGGGCGTCGCCAGGTACGCCGCGATCGCCGCCGCCAGCGTGTCGCGGATCGGCCGGCGCTCTTGGGCCGCGCGGACCTTCAATTGCCAGAGGAGCGCGGGCGGCAGCTGCACACTCCACCGGGCCCACTCGGTCGTGGGCGCCTCGGGGTGCTTGGCGGCCGGGGCCGCCGTGCGGGATTTTGCCATGCGGCGAACTATACGTGCTGTCCCGCATAGCTAGCAACCGCCCGCGGCCAGCCACCGGAGGACCACGCCTTTCCGCCAGCGGACTTTGCCACCGCGGCGCGTCTGGCAGCGGCCGGGAATGGCGTCCCGATGGTGCTCGATCCACGACCGCGAGCGGCCGGTCAGCCGGACAAGGTCGTCGATCGTGACGCGCTCGTCCGAGGCGTCCGCGAAGACGTGCTCGGCGCGCCGGGCGTGCTCCGCGAGCCGGCGCGTGCCGTAGAGGATGGCGGCGTTCAACCGGGCCTGCTCGTCGGCGAGCAGCGCCAGCCGATCCGCGAGCGCCGCGGGCTCGAGGCCCGCGAGCTCCTGGAGCAGCGTGCCCGGCGGCGTCGTGACCCGCTGCACCGTAGCCACCGACGACGCCCCCATCGCGGCGCTCGGGATAGCGCCGCCAGCCGGAGTGTGTCAAGCTACTACGTCTGGGATGCAGGTTTGCAGCATTGCAGCACAACGACATTTAGCGCGGTGCCGGGCGCCCGCGTTCGCGGCGGGCGAGGCATTCCTCGAGGAGCCGGAGGCCGAGCTCGTTCAGCGCGAGCCCTTCGCGCTTCGCCCAGCGCGCGAGCCGCTGCGCGAGCGGCCGGGGCACGTGGATCACGCGGTCATGCGCGGCGGCGTAGAGCACGGCCTGCGCCCACGACGTGCGGCCTTTGCGGCGCTCGTCGTGCGCGCGCTGCGCCATCAGGTCCCACAGGTCGTCGGGGATGCGAATGCCGTGACCGTCTGTCCGTTTGGGCATGCGCGCCCTGTTTTGCCGATGTGTTGCCAAGTGACAAACGCTCATTTCATGGTTGACATCATCGCGCCAGTGGCCGTATGAGGGCCACCTCGTCGCGCACCGAGCTCGCGCGTCAGTTCCGGGGGCCCGCTATGGGGAGGAGTCGTCTCGTGGCCGAGGCGGATCGTTTGCGGGCGGCCGTCGCCGCGGGAGCCTGGAAGCGCTCACTCGCTATCTGCCTCAAGTTGACCGCGGCCTTCACGGAACTCGTGAACGTGGCAGAGCCCCCCGGGCGTGCCGCCCTGACGGCTCGCGCCGGCACGAATCTGATTCCATTGACCGACCTGGCGCACGAGATGAATCGGGACCGCCGCACGGTCGAGCGCCGACTGACGGTGCGCGGCTGCGACATCCAGCGCTTCGGACGCGTCGCGCTGGTCGAACGTGACGTCGCGATCGCGGCGGTCAACTCCTTCGAGCGCGTCCGGAAGCTCGGATGATCGCGCTGCTCTGGGGCGTCTGCGCCGGCTTCGCTGCCGGCTTCCTGTGGGGAAAGGCCGCGACGCTGCGCCGGGTCCGGCGGCGGCTCGGCGGCCGGCTCGAACTCCCGCGGCAGACGGCATGAGCGAGGGGAGCCGATGGGGATGCTGACGGCGCTCGGCACGGGCCAGGGGTATCTGAAGGCCGGGTTTCTCGGGTTCCAAAAGAGCGGCAAGACGTACACCGCGGCCGAGCTCGCCATCGGGGTCCGCCAGTTCTTCAAGCTCCCGGGGCCGATCGCCATGTTCGACACGGAAGGCGGCGCCGAATACGTCGCCGTCCGGATCAAGCGCGAGACCGGCCTCGACCTGGTCGGCGTCCGCGCCCGCGCCTTCGACGACATGGTGGCCTTCGGCCACGAGTGCGTGCAGGCCGGCGTCGCCGTGGCGATCGTCGACTCCGTCACGCATACGTGGCGCGAGCTCTGCGATGCGTATCTCAAGCAAGTGAACGAGCGGCGCGCCCTCTACGCGAAGGCGAAGGGCTGGAAGTTCACGCCGCAGCGCACGCTCGAGTTCCAGGACTGGGGCACCGTGAAGGGCCTGTGGAATGATCGCTGGACCGAGTTTTACTTGAATAGCCCGCTCCATCTGATCATCTGCGGCCGCGCCGGCTACGAGTATGACTTCGAGGAGACCGAGGAGGGCCGCAAGGAGCTCGTCAAGACCGGCGTCAAGATGCGGACCGAGGGCGAGTTCGGCTTCGAGCCCTCGCTGCTGGTCGAGATGGAGCGCACGCACGTCGGTGAGGGCCGCCGCGCGAAGCTCGGCCGGCTCGCCACGGTGATCGGCGACCGCTTCGGCGTGCTCGACGGCGCGACCTGCGTCAATCCGACGTTCAAGTTCTTTCTGCCGCACGTGCGGCTGCTGAAGCCCGGCGCGCATGCACCAGTGGATACTGCGGTCAAGACGGATGCCGGCGTCGACGAGGAGGGCGGCGATGCGTGGGCCCGCGAGCGCCGCACGCGCCAGATCCTCGCCGAAGAGATCCAGGGCGAGCTCGTCGCCGCCTATCCCGGCCAGACGAGCCCGGAGAAGCAGGCGAAGGCGCGGCTACTCCACGAGCTGTTCGGCACGCGGTCCTGGACGGCGGTCGAGAGCCTCGACTCGGGCAAGCTGCGCGACGGGCTGCACCGGCTGCGCGATCGGCTCGCGACGATCGGCGCGCCACCGCCGCCCCAGGAAGGAGAGTCCCGATGATGCGGCCCCTCGAGTACCGGGTCCGGTCCGATCGCTCGAAGCACGTGACCGACCTCCGCGACGAGTGGGCGCCGGCCACGACGGCGCGGATCGCCGAGGAGGTCGTCTCGCTCCTCGCCGTGCGCGATGCGAGCGCCGTACTCGAGATTCGCACGCGGCGGGATGCGGAGCGCACCTCGCGGCGGCGGGAGCGCTGACCATGCGGACCGCGCTCTCCCGCCTGGAGCGCGAGGCCCTCCACGCGCGCGAGGCCAAACGCTGCGCGCGCGAGGGCCATCCCAAGTCGCGGACGTTCTGGCAGATGGGCGACTACGCGACGCCGGATCGGCTCGTCTGCGGGCTGTGCTTCGCGACGCTCGCTCAACGGCGCCACGCGGGCGGCGCCGAGCCGCCCTCGCGGTAGCCGCGCACGGCGACGAGCAGCTCGACCGCGAGGAGCACCAGCGCCGCGAGGAGGAGAAGCACGAGCACCTGGCCGACGAGCTGCAGCAGGCGCCGCACCGCGCTCAGGTATGCGCGATCGCGTTCAAGAACTTCTCGGCGTAGCCGGCGATCGTGGAGGCGCAGTCGGTGCCATTGACGATCCGCCGCGCATTGTACCAATCGGTCATGTCGGCCGTGAAGTAGTCGGCGAGCTTCTTGCCGGTGAAGTCGCCGTCCGCCATGCCCTCCCAGATGATTCGCTGCGCGATGGCCGGTTCGAGCGCGAGGTCCGGCGTCGCCACGAGCCGGCCGCCGAGGCCGAGCTTCGCGTCCTGGCTCTTGTAGTTGTCTTCCCAGGTCAGCTGCACGTAGCCGCGCCCGTAGAAGGGATAGTACGGCTTCGCCTTGAGGTACGCCTCGCCGCCGTACTCGCTCAGGGGCGCCATCGTAAACGCGGTCTCGTGGTAGGTCGTGGCGAGCAGGTAGGCGAGCTCCCGATCGCCATAGTGGTACCGTTCCGGCTCCGGCGGATTCTGCTGGTCGTAGTAGTCGAGGAACACGTTCAGGCCGTCGACCTGCTGCTGCGTGAAGCTCTTGAAGAGGTAGCAGCGCAGATTGTCAAAAAAGTAATCGCGATGGATCATGGTTTGCTCCTAGGGACGCGGCGTGCAAAAGACGCTGACGACCATCGTCAGCGTGCCGGTTTTCGTGAAGTCCTTGATCACGCCGAGCGCCGCCTCCCAGCCGAGCGGCGGCTCCTCGGTCGTCGGGCCAGACTCCAAGGCGTGAAACTTCGTCTGATCATCCGGGTTGCTGACGATGCCGCGCACGCCGCCGCCCGTGACCTGCTGGTCCGGATCGCAGGGGATGGTCAGCGTGAGCACTTCGCCCGTATCGGGTCCGATGCTGCTGCCGACAGCATCGGAGCGCACCACGATCGCCGCGGTGCTCCCGGCGCCGGTCGGCCCAGTCGCTCCGGTCACGCCCGTCGCGCCCATCGCGCCGGGGTTGCCGGCCGGACCTGGCGGCCCGATCGCGCCGGCTGGGCCCGCACCGCCCGGCGGCCCTCCCGCGCCGGCCGGGCCGGTGGCACCCGTGGGACCGACGGGTCCTTGCGGGCCTTGGGCACCGGTCGGCCCGGCGGGCGGCGCGACGGCCTCCGGGCAGACGGCGAGCGGGTCGGCACGCCGGCACGCGGCCTCGACGCCGCCCGCGCATTGCCGCGCCGCCCGGCCGGTGAGCGTGCTGCAGAGGCTCGCCACGCGCGCCTCGCAGACCGCGCGGCAGAGCGCCGCCTTCGAGGCGACGGTGGCGGCCGGCGCCGTGGGACTGGCGAGCGCGGCGGCGATCCAGAACGCCAGCATCACAAGGAGAGCCCGAGGCCGACCGTCGGTACGACGCCCACCGGACGGAGACCGACCGCGGCGTTCAGCGCGTAGACGCCGTTCGCGAAGACCACGATCCCCGGCGGGATGATCGCGCGGAGACCGAACGAGAGATTGAACTGGTCGAGCCGGCTCGACCAGCCGACGCCGAGCAGCGGATCGGCGCGGATGCCGCCGCTCGGCGTGACGACCAGGACGTTGGTATCGTTCGGCGCGAAGGCGGTATCCAGCTGGCTCGTGCCGAGGAACTCGACGATCGCGGCGAGCCGCTGCGGCCAGAGGACGACCGATCCCGAGACGCCGTAGAGCGCCTGCGACTGGATCGAGTGGGTGACGTTGAAGTTAAGCGCGGCATGCGCGTCGACCTCGGCCGTGCCGTGCCACAGCGGCAGCGACAGATCGATCCCCGGCGTGATCCAGTACGCGCCGGTCCCGTGGAGCTCCGCCGGGTCGCCGGTCGGAAACTGGATCTCGAGCGTGAGCGCCGCGCGCCACGGCTGCGGGATCGGTAGCCGGTACTTGCCACGGACCGTCACGTCGCCGATGCCCGTGGCGTCGACCGCCGCGATCGTGCCGCCGAGCGTCGGGCCGTCGACCGGCATGAACGCGCCGCCGGCCGGCCCCGTCGCCTGGACGACGCGCGCTCCGACCGCGCAGTTGAGCCGCGTCGCGAGCACCGGCAGGACGACGCTGAGATCGACGGTGTCCGTGATCCCGTGACTTACGGCGACCGCCGCCGCCCAGACGTGCAGATCGAGATGGTAGCGCAGCCGGATGCCGCGCAGCGCCGGACTAGTTGGATCGCCGGTCGGCGTCCGTTCCGCGAGCACGGGCGGCGCGAAGCGGCCGAGCTCGGTGAACGGCTGGCCGAACAGCGTCGCGTCGGCCAGCGGGCGCTCGGCGATGACGTTGACGTTCGTAACGCCGGCGCCGAGCGTCGCGGCGTGATCGAGAAAGATCGGGCCGAGCACCGCCATGCTCGAATCGATCGCTGCCGTCCCGGCGAGCGCCGCGCTACTCGCCGACGTGAGACTCGGCGCCGTGACGAGCGTCGCGACATGCGCCGCGAAGTTCGTGAAGGCCGGCGCCGGCCGGAGATCGACGCGCTCTTGCGCGTCGCCGAGCACGCCGCGGAGCGTGCGCGCGTCGAGAACCGGCGCGCAGCTAGCGAGCACGAGCCACGCCGCCACGGCACGCAGGAGAACCTCCGCTACGAGCCGACCAGCGTCGAGCGCGGCTCAGGCGGCGCGGGCTCGCTCATGGGGTTCTCGGCCGGCGGCGGCGGCGGCGCTTCGGGGACCGGCGCTATGGTAGGGGCTACCGCGATGCGCAGGCGGGGCGCCGGCGGCGGCTGGGCGTACGTCGGGATCTTCGGTGCGTGCTGCGCGGCGACTGGATCGAGCGGCGTGCCCCCCTCGCCCGCAAACCGGCGCGGATCCATGCGCCGCCCGAGTGCGTCGTAGGCGTAGATAAAGTCTCGCGGCGTTTGCACGATGTCGCATGCCGGGATCGTGACCGGATCGCCGCCGTCGGGCGGCGTGACCGTCACCGCACCATAGAGGCCGGCCAAGTCCTGCCCGTCGTCATGATAGGCAAACACGAAATCCTGCCCCTGGCGAACCGCGTCTTGCGCCATGCGCCCGCCCTTTCCCCCTCTAGGTCGTCAACACCATGCTTTGCGTGTTCCCGAGCGTATCGTGCGCCGGACTCGTCGTCGCGAGGTTCGCCGCGTTGAGCGCGGTGAAGGCGCGGATGACGCCGTAGTAGTTCGCGTAAAAGTAGCCGTCGGCACTCCAATCGCCGGGAGTCCGCGCGCCCTCGGCAATGATCCACCCGCCCTCGTTCGCCTCGACCGTCGGTCCGACGAGCGACGCGTTCACGTGGATGCGGATCACCCGGAGCTCACACCCG